GGCGCTGGTGCGCGTGGCCGTGAGAGAGCCTCCCTGGTTCACGGGGTCCATGCGCACATTCATGCGACCGGCATTACCCGCACGATCCTCGCGCCCCCGGTTTACCGCCGCCCTTATGCCGGTTGTGAGCGCGGGGTCCTGTTGGTAACCGCCGTGGAAACTGTAGATACCCGGAGCGGCAACATCATTAATTCTCTGGGTGTTCAGATCGCCCTTATTTCTGGTGGGGTTATCCTGAGTCGCCAGTCCCGGCACGAATTTACCCGCCGGGCCATACTCCAGGCCATCCGTGCGCATTGTAGTGGTGGAGCGGTTAGTCTGTCGCTTGGTTTTCTCATAATTCTGGCGACCGGTCATACCCGTAAGAGCGCCACCCTGACCCTCGGCCCGACCCTTTACTGGCGGACGGCGGGCCCATGTAGCAACAACCTTTTCGGGTCTTTCCTGTGTAAGCTCACCAATGACTGCACCCTTTTTCACAATAGGGTTTGAGGGACCCGCGCGACCGGGCAGAGTATTAAGCTTATACCCACCCACATTATTAGGGTTTACACGATACAGCTGCTGGTAACCACCAAACGCCGGAACATTCGGGTCAACCCCGAGGCCGGGTCCAACTCTCTGGCGTTCCAGTGGCTGAACGTTATTCATGCGCGACGACACATCCTGTCTATCATACAAGTTATAAACTGGCTGACCGTGCACGAATCTTCCGCTGGCGGGCGAAATGTCGGCAAAATTGGGAACAGCCTCCTTTTGTCTTTGGCTCTGCGGGGGCAGAATGTAAGCACCGGTTCTGATATCAAGCTGATCCTGGGCACCGCCCTGATCTGGAGTGTTGATATTGTTACCAAAAAAGGGCATGGGCGGCGGATTCGGCTCAAATTTTTCTTTGGTACTCAGACATCTTCCGGCATATATTAAACCACCGATTGCAGCTAAGGACAGTGGGTCCATTTAGTATTATAGGATATTTATATTTTTATGAACGGCGGCAGTATCTCTGAAGGAACAAATCATTCTGAAGTTCGCCACGCGTATTGGCTGGATCGAAGCCAAGGGTGCGCTGGGGCAGCTTGCAAGACACATCCTTGCTTGGGAAATCATACGGCTTCTGGTCGTAGTATTTCTTGAAAAAGGAAGTATTCTGGGGTCTCAGGGAATCATCAAGCTCAATCAAATTGTGCGGTGCGCCCTTGCCCGCCATGTAGGGAGCTGTGCCGTAAATGGTGGTACTGGGACGGCAGCAGTTGTTAAGACTGGTTGGCTGTGGCCACACAAATACGTGTTGATCTGCTTTGTATTCTGGAACGGCGCGATCATTAACGAGTTTTAGGCCCGCCTGAAGTGTGTAAGGATTTCTGTCCATTTATTATACACTGGGAAAATAAGTGGGTGAAAGGGCACCGGTCATGGCCCGAAGTTGCACCTGCTCCGGCTGTCTGGTGTTACCCTCGGCAGTGCACGCCGACTGATCGTCTCTGCACACGGGTCGGAATTTCTTACCATAACAGGCCTCGGCAAAACCAGTTTGGTCGTTTGGTATGGTTGTGGAGGGTGTGCTGTAGAACCGAGAAGCCGCCTGATTGCGGTGACCATACACGTCAGCAACATCTTGGGGAAACGAGTCATCCAAATATTTGCGAACCTGGCCGCGAACATTGGGGTAAAAGGCAGCACCGGGGCGATCTGGGTGTTCCGTGTAATCACTAATAAGAACATTACCCATGGGGTTATCATATGTGGGCTTTTGATACACGGGTCTCATGAACTCCGGGTTCTTGCGACCATCCGCCTGGGCGGGCATGACGGCTGTGGTAATCATATCAGATTTGTAAAAGGCATAAAGAACACCCATTGCAACCGCAGCCAAAACAAAAATTCTAACATCCTTCTTGATAATAAAGAGTGCTATGGAAATATATATTATAAATCTTGTTGTGGCGTTTACTCGCTCCTCTGGTGTTTGAGAAGCCAGGGGCCAGAACTTTAAAAGTTTGTCGCCAGCAAAGAGATTCATTGGATCATCAAACCAGACTGTCTCCATCTTTATATGTTACTTGGAAATTTTATTTACATCTTCATGTTACCCAGGGCACCCATCAGGCCCTGGAGAGCGCTCAAATCCGGAGCGCCACCGCTATCACCCGCACTGCCCCTGGCCATCTTCTCGGCAATTCCCTCAATCGCACCCAAGGTTTCGGAATCAATGCTAGTAATAGTAGTACCCAGAATCATCAGGGTCTGGAGGTACTGCCAGATAGCACCCTTCGTACCATCCGAAAGGCTATCATTCCACCATTTCTTAATATTCAGTGCATCCAGGAATTCTACGCTCCCCTCCAGAAAAAACTTCTCATCCTTCGCCATAATCTGAGCCTGGAACTTGCGTGCAGAATTCATAAAAACCTCCACACACTTACGAGGGTTGGCCTTCTTCATCAAATCAAAGGTACTCTGGTACTTCTTAAGACCCGACTCCTCTGGAAAGGTCTTAACAAGCTCATCGAGAAAGTTCTCCATCATGTCGGTAAACGCCCCTACGCTCGCCATTTGTATAATAGTGTTTTTATCCTTTAAGTATTTAGAATGGGTCTGTTGAAATCTTTTCGCGACCACCAATTCCATTTGAAATTATGAAATATACCATAAGAGCGTTGAGCAAAGCGGGCTTTGCATAAGCACTCATTTCTGGCTTGGGTTCATTGTTCAGTCTGTGCTTCAGATAAATATAAGCAGCAGTCATGAGAGCCGCCGTAAGGGCAGCTCCTTCTGGGGTTTTAAGTTGCTCCATTTGTTATAATGTACTATTTATTTTTTGTCTCTCAGATCCGGAAATAAATCATCGCCGTCATCGTCGACATCACCATTCTCGGCAGGTGCCGGAATGTCGGTCATTTCCGGTGGAGGATTATTAATAGGAATTTCCTTGGTATCACCGGTGGGGTCCTCTGCCGGTTCATCCTCCTGGATATCGTTACCCAAAAGATCTTCCTTTACTTCATCATTATTCTCATCTTCCAAGGCGGTGGGTATGTCGTCCAGTAAGTCTGGATCTTCCGGATCCTCGTTCGGGTCAACCTGACTCTCCACGTCGAGTTTGCCCTTCTGGCCGATGTAGGCCTCCAAAATAGTCTGCACGGGAACCAACGCCTTTACTACCTGCTCCATGCACCGCGAAACAATGGGACGCATGTTATCAATCTTCTCATCTTCTGATAAATCCTCGGCCATCCAATAGGGACTCTTATACAAAATCTTGGCCACCTCCTCATACATTCGGAAAATGAAATCATCAGACTTGGGAAGCTTGATAGCAATCTTTTGCTTATCCATCTTCAGACGAACACTTGAGAGAATCTTCACATAACCCACAATAATAGCAGCCAAAAGATCACTGAAGTACGCACACGAATTGGATATTTCGTCAGTGCGCTCCCGAAGAATGCCCTGATTCCAGGATTTGATGTCCTTCAGATATTGCTGAAACATAATCAGGGTATTCTTTCCCTTGGAATCAATCTTAGCCCGATCATAAATTTCATCAAAGTTAGTAATCAGGAATGGAAGTAGGACATCATTCATCTGGTCCATATACTCTTTCTGTGCAACCGCGAGGACGTTATTATCCATTTATGATTACTTGGTATATAATTACCTGTATTTTGCCGCATATTTTTTCAAATTCATAAAACTTGGAATATCCAGATCGTCTTCTTCGTTTCGACGTGATTTGGGTTTTTCGCCCTTTGGTGCTTACCAATCTATATAAATACTTGTTTCAGAAAGTCTGTTTGTTTTGTACCCCCCGTTTCTGAGCTGACGTTCTATATAATTTGCCGCCACCTCTCGATTAAATGTGGGAAAACCCATCACAAACGAGGGTATGTTTACAATTAAATTTTTATTTCCAACTTGTGAAGAAACCTGAATCTTTTTAGAAATTTGTTCGAGAATTTTTTTATATGTTTCTTTTCTTATTGCTTTCTTGGCTTCGTCTGCCTTCTGGAGTTCCAGAGCACTGACCAAGGTACTCATTCTTATTGTTGTGGCTCATTTTGTTCCAGGGCTTTATACACGGCCTGGATAGCGTTGCGGCTGGGTGCAATATCCTTCAGAAGCTGGGGATAGTCTTCAAAATTGCTTCCAGATGCCTCCCCCTGGTACGCCCCGGGACCCCCCGTATCCGAACTCGGAACCTGTGTTCTGATGGTGCCTACCATAAACTCATCGCTATCATTGTTCTGGATAACTTTGGCTAAAATTTCACTTGCAAAAAAATGCTTCGGGTCGTAAAACATAAAACGAGTATCATAAACCGATGCTTTGTCGTTCGAATACTTGTTTACATAAATGGTCTGAACTGGATTCATGCAGCGCCCGGTTTTTGTCTGTATGGTATGCTTTACAACATTTACTAAATCATTAAGTTTACCAGTGGGTAT